GCAAGACGGTAACAATCAATATAGCGGCATCGGTTTGGGGGAATCCGGCACCGGGAGCCTACGTTGGGAATTTTCGTTCAACAGATACATCATTGGAGACAAGGGCAGATATGCTCAATAACCTTCCGATGATCCTCGATGACTCTAAGAACGCTTCTCAATATATTAGGGACAACTACGAAACATTGATTTACAATCTCTGTTCCGGTAAAGGAAAAGGAAGATCAAATAAGGACCTCGGAACAGCTAAGGAGAATACATGGAGTAATGTAACCATTTGCAACGGCGAGAATCCTATTTCAGAATTTGCAGATTCCGGTGGAGCAATCAACAGAATTGTTGAAATTGAGTGTTGCGAGGATATTTACGAGAATCCGGCAGAGATTAACAGCACTGTAATGAAAAATTATGGTTTTGCTGGAAGAGTATTTGTTGGAAATCTTAAAAAATTTACACCGGATGAGTTAAAAAAAATGAAGTCTGAGATTGAAAAGGGCTTTGATGGATATAATTTTCCGGCAAAACAGGTCATGGCTATATCCACGCTCCTACTGGCTGACAAATTAGCTACAGATTTCATATTTAAGGATGGACGTGAGCTGACAGTCGAGGATGTTGTGGACATACCTACACGCAAGAAAGACGTATCGGAAGGACAGAGATGCTATGAATTTATCATCGAAAGTCTTTCTGTGTACGGGCAGCACTTTGATGCGCAATTCAGTTGCGATCAGTGGGGATTTAAGGAAACACCAGATGAGTATGGAGATGTATATGTGTATTTTTATCCGAAACCTCTTGAAAATCTCTTAAAGAACAACGGATTCTCCAGAAAAGCCTTTTCAGCATGGGCGATTAATCGAGAATTAATTAAGCATACAGGAAAAAGGGATACGGTAATAAAAAGAGATGGGGGAAGTGTAATGAGACTTGTTGCTGTAAAGATTATTGATATAAAAGATCTTGAAGACGAACAGGAAAATGAGCATGTTGAAGCTGATTTTATACCTGCTAATACTGGAACAAGTGTTCCGTTTTCGTGATTTGTAACCATGTAACCATGTAACCCGCGGAAAAGCATGTGTATAGGGAATAAAAAAATATATAAAAAAATCATATACACATTGCAATCTCCTATAGGAAAACATTGGTTACATTGGTTACACGGTTACACAACTCTGAAACCCGCATAAAATAAGGGTTTGCGGTGTAACCAAGGTGGTTGAAAAGTTGGTTACACATTGGTTACAAAAATAAAATGATTACACAAATTAAAAAATAAAATTAAATTGCATGAAAATTCAGATTGTTACAATTGGTTACTAAGGCATAAGGAGTGGTTACAAAAATGGAAAAAGAGAAGCTTAATAAAAAACAGCGGTACGCATTGGACACAATGTTGTCTGGCAGTAATGTTTTCCTTACAGGAGATGCAGGAACAGGCAAGACAACGGTTATTCAGACATTCATTGATGAGGCGGAAAAAACTGGTAAAAGTGTTCTGGTATCTGCTACTACTGGAATAGCTGCGGACAATATCGGATATGGAGCGACTACCGTGCATCGTGCATTGAATATCTCAATCAAATTTGAGGATTACAAGAAAAAAGTGAAATCCAGAGCTGAACTGTTGAAGGAAGCGGATATTCTTATTATTGACGAGATCAGCATGTGCCGGTTCGACCTGTTTAATATGATTGCGAAGACGATCATTACAGAAAATGAAGAGAGAGCGGTTGATAGACTTTTGAGCGGAGAGGATAAAGAAGACGTTCAACTGATCGTAATTGGGGATTTCTACCAGCTTCCACCAGTCATTACAACAGATGACCGTAAAATTCTCTGCCGGATGTATGGATCTGATTATGGAAAGGGTGGAAAGTACGAACACGGATATGCTTTCATGTCTGAGTACTGGAAAGAAATGGGGTTTGAATATATTAAACTTGATGAAGTATGCAGGCAGAATGATGAGGGATTTAAGTATGTGCTGAATGATATTAAATATGGCAACAATATTAGAAAATCCATTGCATATCTGGAGAATAACGAATCAGACAAGGTTATACCAGAAGCACCGTTTCTGGTCGGAACAAATGCTGAAGCTGATCGGATTAATAATACTTTTCTCGGAAAACTGGATAAAAAGACCGAAAAAGTGTTTCATGCAGCAGTTGACGGAGAATTAACGTCTGCTGATATTAAGAACATTGCATTTGCCAGAGAGGACTTAATTCTTAACATCGGTGCAAAAGTGATGATTACAGTCAATGATCTGTCTGGAAACTACGTCAATGGAACGATTGGCATCATTCAGAAAATTGTGGATAACGGAGAATTTGAAGAATCCTATCTGGTTATCAAGACTGATAAGGGTAAAACAGTTAACTTGTACAGATACAGTAAAGACATTGAGAAACAGGTTATTGAGGAAACTGAACAGGAAAAAGATGGACAGAAGATCGTAAAAGAAAAGATAGTCCGTAAGAAAGCTGGTTCTTTCTCTCAGTTCCCGGTAAAACTTGCCTGGGCGATCAGTATTCATAAATCACAGGGACAGACATTTGAAAAAATCAACATTGATCCTTGCTGTTGGGATCCAGGACAGTTCTATGTAGCTGTTTCCCGGGCGAAATCCGCTAATGGCATACATTTTATCAGACCGATAAAACAGAGCTATATAAAGGCGTTTAGCAAGGATAATGAGCGACTTCTTGAACAGAGTTTTGAGGTAGAAGAAGGTGTATAAGTATGAGAGTGACGCATGAGCAGATACCGAACACCATAAAGTTTTTACAAATCGACTTTCCGGCACTGGTCCTTCAAACTGCCGGAATAGAAGAAAGGGACGAATACTGGCAGCAGGTAATTGAGCAGATACACGTTGTATCAGACAAATATAATAAAAACGGCTTTGTGGATCACATGCTTACAGCCTATGCGGATTATCTGGACAAGATGCATAAGAAAGCTAAAAATCTGAACAAGGAGAAAACCAATGAACAAAATGAAGGAGTATGAGCGAGGGAGAGAGGATGGCCTTGACCTGGCGCTCAGAATTGTTAGAGATGGTGGCGTAGAAGCGCTGGAGAGGGAAATAAAATTCCGGGGCATTACAGGAGTACATACCTCTTTAGCCAGTAAAAACCTGGATAAAGCTGCACAGAAGATCAAAGAAATGACACTTGATACATTTACAATCTTTGAGATTCCGCATTAACGATTACGTGAGGTGTTATTGATGGGAAAATATAATACAGAGTGTAAACACAAAGAGGGGCAGGAGATGTATAAAGCTGTGTATCACTTTATCTTGAAATATTACCGCAAACACCACTACATGCCGTCCACAAGAAATATTGCAGATGGATTAGACATTTCAATGGCTACTGCCAGAAAACACTTTAATTTGCTCTTAGACAACGGATTGCTTGTTAGTGAGGATCCGACAGAGCAGAGGGCGTATAGATTGAGTTATTCAAAGGTAGAGACTGGTGTATAAAGAATTGGTCAGAAGATTTGGAGAGTAAATATTATGGATTTAGAGCAAAAAGCCATTGAGAGAATTCGACTTGCATCTGATCTCTCGTTGAAACATTATGGAAAGCCACTTGTATGCACATATTCTGGAGGAAAAGATTCTGACGTGATGTTAGAACTCTTTCGCAGGGGAGGCATACCATTTGAGGTACACAATAGTCACACCACGGCAGACGCACGATACCAATAGAACATATTGGATATGCCAATGCGATTGCGGAAACATAAAAACCGTAGATGCGCACAGACTTAAAACGGGATACACAAAATCGTGCGGTTGTTTAAGCGTTGATATTGCAAGGCAAAAAGCTACAAGACACGGATTAAGGCATACAAGGATATATAACATCTGGCGCAATATGAAATACAGATGCGAGCACAAAGATCACCCACAATATATTGATTATGGCGGTCGTGGGATTTCTGTTTGCGAAGAATGGCATGATTTTATGATGTTTTATAAATGGGCAACAGAGAATGGGTATCAAGACAATTTAACGATTGATCGCATTGATAATAATAACGGATGAACGATGAAATGGCACTTGTTCAGAACCATATAAGGAGGATTAAACATGGTTGAATATATCGATAAAGACACCAAAGAAATTGGAGATGCCCTGAACACGCTGGTTCAAAAATGTGCAGAAGCAGGGGGTTACGAACTTGAATGCACTATATCTTACGAGGGCGATCTGAAGCTTGATTGTTATTTTACATTCAAAACGCACGAGGAGGATGAGCCATGATCACATTCTTATTAGGATTCACCCTTGGAATCATAGTCGGAGTGGCCGGTCTTGTATGCATAGCGATCATGTACGACAAACACCACCCAGACGATTAGAAAGGAGCAATGGTATGCTGACAAGGAATAAAAAGCTGAAAGACTACGGTATTCCGGCAGAGGACATTGAAAAAATGAATACTATGCTGAAAGACTTTCCGGCAGAGTATGGATACCTGCTTTCCGGTGCCGCCTTGTCAGCTTGCCCGAAGAACACGGTGATAGCGGATATGGTTATTGAGAATATTCTGCACCGGAAAAGTTACAGGAAAATCAGCAAAGAAAGATATATCCCGATGAACCCGAAAGACTTTTATGGATACAGACGCAAGACCGTCGCTGTACTGTATGAGAGGATGCGGTTGTTGGGAGTGTGGGAGGATGAATAAATGAAAGAATATAGATGTCCAAAGTGTAACAGTAAAAACCTTTTTGTCAAGAAAGCCGGGAATAATACAGGATTGTATTGCGGGGATTGCGGTGCATGGATTAAATGGATCGGAAAAAATGAGCTGAGAGCATTTGAATATTTAACTGGACAGAAGCACGTAAACGATGTCAGTAGCAAACAAGACGATATTGCAAACATCATTTATAGCGCTCTCGATCATATGTATTGTGATAATTGCAGATTCAATAGTGAAATTAAAGAAAGCGATAGTGATGAATGGAACTGTGATGAATGCCACAGAAAATTTAATGGATGGGGAGTTTCCATGCAGGAAAGTAATAGAATTGCAAAAGAAATTTTAAAACAGTTAGGAGAATAGAATATGAGCAGACTAATTGATGCGGACGACTTAATTGAATATATTAAAATATGGGATATTGGTATGAGTATTGATTCTGACCAAAAAGAATTTATTAATTGTATTAATAGACAGCCGACAGTTTTTGATGTAGATGAAGTTGCAGAGCAGTTGGAAACAAGAAATGCAAGAGCTGCTGCATTACAGAAAGAAAATATATCAGAGTATTTCGAGGGTGAAGCTGATGCGTTTGAATTTGCAATCAAAATCGTGAAGGAGGGTGGAGTTGAATGAGTAACGTATCAGCCGAAACATTAGAAAAGTTAAGAGAAAACATGGTAGGAAGAAGATACAAGCACTTTAAAGGAAGAATCTACATCGTAAATGATATTGCTGTTCATACAGAATCGGATGAGATTATGGTGATTTACAAGTGTTTTGCAGACCCATTTGTGACATGGTGCAGACCGTTAAGCATGTTTACGAGTGACGTGGACAGAGAGAAATATCCAAATGTAAAGCAGAAGAAAAGATTCGAACCACTTTCTGAGCAGGAGGTGCAGAACGTATGAGAGAAATTCTTTTTAAGGCAAAGCGGAAAGATAACGGAAAATGGATCGAAGGATATTATCAGAAAAGATATGACCTTTTAGGCAACGAAGAACATTTAATCTTCCACGCTGATAGTTATAAAGTGTGGGAATATGCGGAAGTTGATCCAGAAACCCTCTGCCAGTTCACCGGACTGACTGATAAGAGCAATAAGAGAATCTGGGAAAATGACATCGTTAATCATAACGGAGAATATGCCCTGGTAAAATTTGGAATGTATTGTTCAAGCTTTGATTACGGAAGCTATAATTTAGGATTTTATGTTGATTTTCCAGAAGAGACATTTTACCGAAAAGAACTTGGGTATTGGCGCAGAAAGGTTGAAACTTCCGGAAACGTGTTTGACAACCCAGAATTATTACAGGAGGAACACTGATGCAAAGAGAATTTATTTGCGGTGACTGCATGAATTTTCTCCCGGACTTTCCAGATAATTACTTCGATGTGGCAGTTGTAGATCCACCGTATTTCAGCGGCCCAGAAAAGAGAGGATTCTACGGAAGAAAGATAAGTCCAATAGGAGTACAGAGAATATACAAAGTCTCTGAACAATGGAATATACCGAACCAGGAATATTTCGACCAGCTCTTTAGAGTTTCCAAAAATCAAATTGTGTGGGGCTGCAATTATTTTGAATACAGCTTCCCACCAGGAAGAATTGTATGGGATAAGTGCAATGGGAATTCAAGCTTTTCCGATTGTGAGATAGCTGCTTGCAGTTTCCATGACAGTGTAAGACTTTTTAGGTATATGTGGAATGGTATGCTACAGGGAAAGAGTATCGCGCACGGAGAAATAATGCAGGGCAACAAAAAACTGAATGAAAAGCGAATCCACCCAACTCAAAAGCCTGTAAATTTATATCGTTGGATATGTCATAAATATCTGCAGAAAGGAATGAAGATTCTTGATACCCATGTGGGGAGTGCAAGCTCACTGATTGCATATGAGGAATACGGCCTGGAATATGTTGGTTATGAAATCAATAAAGATTATTACGATTCAGCTCAAAAACGGTTGAACGAGTTCAGATCACAATTAACATTATTTGATTTAGGAATGGAGGTGCCGGAATGAGTAAATCAGTATTAGTGATGGAAACACCAGAGAATTGCTATGTTTGCCCGTTCGGAACTGCATACTGTAGCGCTCTTGAATATGAGGGTTTGTGTGAATTAGCTGACTGTTTAGATTGCGATGTAATTCTGATGACAGAAGAACATTATGATTGTGAAAGTAAATCAAGACCAGACTGGTGTCCGCTTATGGATTTGCCAGAAAAAGACAATGGAGATTATCCAGCTAATACGTCTGATGCTGGCTTTGCAGAAGGATGGAACCAGTGTATTGATGAGATTACAGGAGGAATGAGAGATGGCGAATGCAATGAAATGTGATCGATGCGGAAAGTTATATGAATCATACAACACTAAAAAAGATAATAAAAACATCAATGGATTTATTCCAGTGAATTTAGATGTTGATAGAAAGTATTATTCACATGGCGTAACGGACTTATGCCCTGACTGTATGAAAGAATTTCAGAATTGGATGGAAGAGGTGAAGTAGATGGAGAGATTAACAAAAAGAGATTTTTCAAGAATCACATATAACGAACGCCGAAGCATTATGTGCAGTTCATATTGCGATAATTGCTCACAGGGTGCAGGAAATTGCAAAACAGTAAAGAATATGATTAAAAAACTCGCCACTTATGAAGACTTAGAAGAACAGGGCTTGCTTGTGAGATTTCCGTGTCCTATTGGCACAACTGTATGGGATATATATGGCATGGGTATTCGAAAAAACGTGGTAAGCGGAATTGAATACGGAAAAGACGGCAGATGGTTTTTATGGGCGAACGAGGATGAATGGCTTGGAGAATTGAATGTTGTGGTATTCCTCACCCGTGAAGAAGCTGAAAATAAGTTGGAGGAACTCAAAAATGAAATTTAAAGAATTTATAAACTGGTGCAATGAAAGAGCCTGTGATGGATGTTGGGGAATGTTAGAAGCAATAGCGTGTATTAATTTAATAAATGAGATTATGAAAATCCAATTTTGGAAAAGAGAAAAAATCTGGAAAGAAAATTATGAACAGCAGGTATTGGAAGAGATTATTAATCCGATAGAGAAGAAGTTGGAGGTGATGAAGAATGAATAAATGTTATGCAAGTCAAGACGGAATATGTAGAAACTCTATTCTTTTCGGAACAAGATGCGATGGTTACAAAGAAAGATGTAAATTAAGACCAACTTATAACGCTCTTGAACGAACAGTGAAAAATTATCAGCACAATTTAAGGAAAATATTTGGAGCAGAGGATTAATATGAAACCAGAAGAAGCATTAAAAGAATTAAGTTATGATAGCACGGCTTATGGTGGTAAATGTACATCCGAGGTAAGGAAAGTAGCTGTTAAGGCAATGAAAAAACAGATTCCGATGAAGCCGAAAGATACTAAAATTATCAGGGATTTTTCTGGTAGATATTACAGTATCAGAGGAACATGTCCGATATGCGGAGAGAAAAATTTGTATAAATCGAATTATTATTGTGATAAGTGCGGACAGCGGCTTGACTGGAAAAGAGGTGATATAAATGATTGATAGTTTAATAGCATTTACATTTGGAATAATATTCGGATCATTTGGCACTATTTTCTTAGTTGCACATTTTGGTGGCAAGCGTAATAAATAGAAATAAAAAGGAGTGATGATATGCGAACCAGGAAAAAGTCGCTTGTTGATTTTGGAGTATATCCAGAAGACATTAACCGATTAAGGGATATATGTCAGAAAGCTACACAAGAGCAGAGACACGATATTTTACACTGCTGCATAAGCTCTTGCCCGCCGG